ACACTATTCTAAATATTTACCGGCAGTTTTCCTGTCTGCCTGTTAGTCAATCCGCAACGCAATTGTCGAATGAAATATATTTTGCGACACAATGAAATATATTTTGCGACAAAATTGCGCAATTCAATGAAAACGGCGACAAAATTTTGCGGCTGGCCGCAGGGCGCAAAAATCCTGTTCGACTCGGATGACCCGTTTCGACAGGGTAAAAATAGCCTTGATAATCACATAAAATCCGCCCAGAAATTGCTCACCAAAAGCTCGTTTCTGAGTGGGAATATCTCCTTCCCTCTGGAATATTTCAATGGTACGCGCTGAATATTAAATCATCTATATCTCATGTTGATGCGTTAATATTCACCACATTGATACATTGATAGCCAATCTTCTATGCTGAGTTTCTGTTTCGTTATTATCATTTCTCTGTGCGGCCGGGTCTTTTTGAGAACGTCTTCCAGAATCCTCTGTAAAATATCAGGGTTTCCTCTCCGGTTTTTAATAAATCTGGCTGCCAGATCTCTTCCCCCAAACATATATGTGGCGATAGTTCTGTTTCTGGTATAATCGTCGCCATTCCAATGATATCCACGCTTTTCGCCATGATGAAATAATGGTCCAGCGGGAAAAATATTAACGGTCCGGCCGAGGATGGCCAGAGTGAAATTAATGAAATTTTCTCCACCACCGTAGATACCCAATTCCGTCGGCCAGCCGCCCAACTCATCATATATGTCACGTGTCATCATCATGCCGCAGGTGGACATACAGGGAACCCTATAGGGGGTATCCGCCGGCCGGTATGGCGTAAACGAATAATGCACCTCGCCCGTTTCAATATCGGCCACCAGTTTATAGATCAGTTTATGCCATTCCATTATTTTATATGTCAGCGGCAGGTGAAGTGTACCGTTCAGCTCCTCGTAATGATCACGGTAATACAGAAACATGCGATACAAGGAATCCCGCGACACAATGCAATGGGCGTCACAGAACCAGAGGAATTTGCCGCCGGCTTCCCTGACCCCTAAATTCTTCGCCTGCCAGTGGGATAATTTTTCGTCATATTTCAGTACCTTCAGCCAGGGATTGCCTCGCCGGCTGGCCAACAGAGTCTCATAACCTTTATCTTCCTCCCGCTTCTGGTCTTTGACTTCCTGGCAATAATTATTGATTGTGATGATTTCAAAATCAACACGATCACGCAGTTCCTGCGCGATATTCTGAATCGTGAACAGCAACTGCGGATATTCGTTACAAAAGGGCACAATTACGCTTAGTTCCGCCATACTTATATCTCCTCCCATTGTGTGAAAAATGCTTTATTGCCCGCTTTTCTGTAGCCGTTTTCGATCATCCATTTTCGTCCGATATCGCGGATTACCGGTGGCTGATTCTGTTCCGCGAATACACCGTATCGCCACTTGTCAATCTCTTTCATGATCTCCGGATGACCATGATGGAACTGTTTTTCCGGATTTTTGTTTATACTGATATAATTAACAATATTCCTGACAAATTCCCCCCTGATAAGCGATGGATGGCCGCAAAAACCCACTTCACGCCTATGCTCCTCCGGACATTCGAAAAAATCGCCGTTCCAGGGGAAGTAATATTTCCAGTTTTTAGCCGAGTCGGTATTTGTCCGCTTCCAGGGGAGGCGCAGGATTGCCAGATCCGGATTATTTCCCATGATTTCAAGCATTTTATCGAGATCAACGGGCATAAGCAGCTCCCAGTCATCTTCCAGGTGAAATATATATTCCATCGTTGTCTGACTCCATATCCATTTGAATGCTGTCGCGAAATTGGCTGTAACTGCCATACGTGCAGCTCGCAACGGGAAATATTTTCGTACTGTCGATAATACCTCACCGGGCCCGTTATCCGGCCCGAACGGGTCAATATTAATAATGACACCGGCGCAATTCTCATGAAACAGATTTTGTTTAAACGAACTTAATGTTTGCTTAATGAGTTTATGTCGCCTGGTAGCGGTCATTGTAATATCAATCATTATCGCCTCTCGAAATACGCCAGATTCTGGTATATGGCCTTGACACCCGGCTTGTTTTTCCAGGGAGCGAGCGATTCTCTTATCCCCGCCACAACGCCCGTGTCCGGTCTGTAGCCGAGAACGGCAAACTTTTCGTCCCAATATGTCATCGGCCGGCAATTGACGTGATAGTGCCCGCCCTGGCCCGGCGGCGCGGCGGAAATCAACAGTCTATCAGACATTCCGGTCAGATTAGCCAGCAACATATCAGCATACTCGGGTTCTATATGTTCCAGCACTTCAAAACACATGGCCAGGTCGAACTTTCTCCATAAACGAAATTCTGTCCGGAGATCCTCGATAAAAAGCTTTTCCCTCGGTATTTTCAGCCAGGGGACAACATTTTCCGTGCCTTCCAGCCCATAGGCATCCAGTCCCAAACGAAGGAACTCATCCACCAGATCGCCTATAGCACACCCCACGTCAATAACGGACCCGGGTCGCAATATATCAATCACCGGGTCGCATATTATGGGCGCCCTCCAGGACAAAGAATCCCGCCGCTTGAAAAATCCGGGTTTATATATCTCATTGAGCGGCTTCATAGCGCCTTATCCTTTCGCCAGGCTAAATGCGTTTTCGCCTTTCTGATGATGGACAGGCCGGCGTATGGCCCCGGCAGTGTGACGATCTCGAAATCCTGGTATTTCCTCTTTTTTCTGATCTCCCAGGCCGCTTCCCACGCGTTGGAGCAGCAATCATCGGCCAAGAGCCGTGTTGTAACGGGATGAGTATCATGTAGCAGGATCAGACCCGTGCCCTCCGGAACAAACGGCGAGAGATTGTCAAAATCAGCCAGGACATGTTCTTTCCGGTGATCCGCGTCAATAAACAGCAAATCGACCGGATCCGTCCATCGCGCGGCGAATTCTTCTGATTTCATCCGGAGTTTTTCCACGTTGGGTCTGGCTATAATCTGGGACATATCACCGATATCAACTGCCACCGCCCTTTTGACTTTGGGGGAGAGAACATTAAATGTGTATCCGTTCTGCACTCCGATCTCAACGTAAGTATGCGGTACGAAAAGCTTTATTAACTCCAGCATTAATTCCCTGAATTCCTGTCCTTTGGGTTTTCTCATCTTACATTTCCTCCTTTGTTAAAATGGAACACGTTGTGACAACCGGCAGGCATAATTCCCATTTTGTTTTTATGTAATCTGCCGCCGGATGAAAATCGACCGGCAAGCGACGGGTCCTTGAATTATGATGACAATACGCGTCAATCGCGTAACATTTTTGTCCTCTGCTCTGGGCCTGAAGACATATATCAGCGCCATATAGATGATTGGTCGGAATATTTTCATCAAAATTCAGATCGTCATTATTTTTTCGGATCAATAACAACTCATCCAGGGTCTGGACACTGGCGGGCAACCCATCGGAACCACCCCATTGCCGGCCTCGATGCCGCAGGTTCCCGTACCATTCCCTGGTTTTCCCCATTCGCACTCCCGCCACGCCAAGAACTCCCCAGTTCGCATCGAACCGTTCCAGCTCTTCTACGGCCTTCAAAAAATTATCGAGCCAGTCCTCGGGGAAAAAGACATCCTGATGCACGAAACAGAGAAGATCGGCCGCGCTCATTGCGGCAGCGTCATTATATGATCTCGACACATTGGTATAGCCGCGTTGCAGAACAAACTTGTCGGGCGTAAATATGGAAGATTGCATAAGATTTTTTTCAACGGTTTCTTCATTATTTACGGCGCAGATATAATTAATCATCCCTGTTAAGCTCCTCCCATAATCTTTTTCTGTCCGCCCGCGGATTATCCCGGAGAACAGAAAAGAGGCGTTTCATCCGGGGCAATATGACCGTTTCCAGACCGCATTGCGATTCGTGATATTCAAAAGTTTGTCGCCGTTTTTGTTCCGTTGATAATTCAATTTGCTCATGTATTTCATAGGCGAGAGTTTCAAAATGATCAGGATCCGCCGTGACATATGAGAGATCGGATTTATATGTGAATGGCGCATGATACCGCGGGAAGCCGATCATTACAGGACATCCGCAGCGCATAGCCTCCATAACGCCCCTGTCTCCCTGGCCGCCTGAGCCGAGATGGGCGAACACTTTTGAAGTGTTCAGGAAACTGGCCAGTTTCTCCCTGGAGACCATCCCAGGCAGTTCGATATCCAGGCCGCGCGTTTCAATCATCTTGTGAATATCATTAGTTTTCACGCCCCTGCGGAACGCCCCCGGCAAAACACATTTAAGATTTTTGCCGAATATTCTCTGATACTCGAGAGCCGCCTGGACTCCCCGCCACTGGCCTTTTTTGTCGTGAATATGACTCGCCCCGATGCACAGATCATACGTGCGCTCGACCGTCATCGGCCGGAATATTTCGGGATTGGTGGGCTTTCGAAAATCGAGGTGGATCCTGCCGGCCCCGTCAACGTAATCCCTGCCGGCGAGGTCATCGAAAATCACGTCCCAGAAGGGCCACCGTTCCCTCCCCGTATTTGCCCCGTAGAAAAGGAGCCACCGCCCCCCGTCCGACAGCTTCGAAAGATGCGGAAACCATGATTTCCATCCGCCCCGCACCCAGATAATATCGTCTTCCCTGATCGGCGCGTTTTCAATGCCGGGAACCACATGGCCAGTCAGGCCGGGCATATAGTTGACGGGCCGCGATTTCTGCCCCGAATCGATAACGATAGAAATTTCGTCAACGATACCGGTCTCAACCATGCGCTTCAAGAGCCGGTAATATCCCTCTGTCGGGAGGAAATCGAGATAATAGCCGGCGTTTCTGTGGGCGAGATAGAAAAATACCAGTCTCATTTTATAACCCCCTCAAAAGCCGTTCTGTCCCGCCTCAAGTGTGATCTCACACCGAGCTTTTTCACTGCCGCTCCCACCTCATGATATACGATATTGCCGGTGTCTTTATACCAGTGATACCCATTCAGGCGCGTATATACCCAGAACCAGTCGTCCCCGCAGAATGTGACCATCTCAGCCGGTATGGGTGGTATTTCTTTCAATAAAGACCATCGGAACGAAAACGCCCAGCCTTCCCGCTTTTTCATCCTTACAATTCTGCCGGCGCCAGGTCTTTTGAGCTCCGCCATGTCGTGAACCGTGGCGGGACACGCGACACCACAATCTTTATACTGCCGGAATACCTCGATATTGCTTTCAAAGAAGTGTTTCCCCAGGATCACGTCATCATTGAGGATGGCCAGATAATCACAGTCGCCGGCCTCACGTATTCCCAGATTCCAGGAGGCATTGACTCCTAATCGCTTTCCTGGGTCTATGATCTTTATGGGCAGCCGGCCGTCAAAAGGAAAGGCTTTACAGCCCATAGAATTATCGATGATCAGAATATTGTCCGGGATGATCGTATTGGCGGCAATGCTGTCGAGCAACGCGGCCGCGAGATCACGATTCACAACGGGAATGATGACATTATATTTTACTGCCATAATTTTGCCTCCGCCATGACCGGCGCGTATTCATTCGCGTAGAGATAATCGTAATTGTATCTTTGCCGCATGAATGTCTTGGACATTATGGCTTCATTCTGCCGCATTCTGCCCAGGATTATTATAGCGATATCCCTGAGATAGGCGTCTTCGTCGGGCACATGGAATTGATGATTATATGATCCGAAATCAAAATAGAGGCTCGTGCCGCCCGAAACCTCACGCTGCATGCCCAGGGATTTATTGAGGACCATCAACACCCCGCCCGCCAGGGCCGCTTCGGGAACGACCAGTCCGAAGGATTCCTCTCTCGTCGGGAAGACAAAGAGGTTCGAGCACTGGAAGAGTTCCCTGACCATGCGTTTTGAGATACCGACTTCATATTCCTGCTTGATTTCCGATGTGAATACGACCTCTTGTCCCGGCGTCAGACCCGCCTGCGATGCCAGAACCATATATTCCCGCACGGATTCTTTCTGTTGCCGGCCGGTGGCCCACTGATTGGCGATCACCAGGCAGACCGAACGCCCCATGCGTTTGAGATGCGAAAATATCAGAATGACTTCTTTGACACGTTTCGCGGACAATCTATCCACTGAAGCGGGGAGAATCTGAACAATGTCGGCCTGCATGACGCCCGGGATGAGGTCGATAAATCCACAGGTATCAGGCGAGAAATCAAACCATGATCGCAGGTCCTTGATATGGTGAATTGTCCTGACATTATCGAGATAGCCCCGGTATTGTTCGGCAACCTGTATGCCGTCATGAGCGTTGGGATATATAATTTTATGGGCCGGTCCGTATTCCCTGATCGTCCACCAGTCGCTCATGCGGGTGGGAACGGAATGTATCCAGTGGAGCCAGCGCACACCGGGCAGATTTTTCGATGCCTCGAGGCAGCCGAGACCATAGGGCAGAAACCAGCCGGTAAACACAAAATCGTGTGTAAAGGCGAAATCGAAACCGGCGAGCTCTGCCCGAAGCATATCAGAGGCGGCCCGAACGATTTCTTTGTGATCCTCCGTTATATCGCGCTTGCTCGCGTAATCGATCAGATGGGCGAAGGGGATTTTCTTTTCGAGAATAACATCATCCGAAAATGTTTCGCCGTTGTATTGATCATTGACGAAGAGATGCACCTCATGACCATAGCGGGCAAGCATACGGGCCTGGTCTTTGATGATCCCCGTGAGGGAATATCCGGGCAGAAATTCCATAAAATTGGTGAGTATCGCTATCTTTGACATATGGCATTCTCCTTTTTATGTCGTTGTGGTCGTTGTGCTCGTTGTGGTTGTTGTGGTAGTCGTCGTGGTTGTCGGCAGAGCGTCAAGATCGATTGTTCCCAAGAGAATAATTGTGTCTGCGGCGCTCGCCATACCCATAAACTGTCTGCCGACGGCCGGCGGCGTCTGCGTCAATTCGCCCGGCGTATCCGGCGAGAGATACACCGGCTTGCCGGCCGCCCATGACCATCCGGCATCCGTTACAGGCCCGACTCTCTGCACCCGGATCTGATCATCGAGGGCGCCGGATTCGAGCGTCAGCCCCAGGGCCGGCTGCCTGGACTGATTGGCCTGGGCCTTATGATATTTGCCGTCCGCCCGGCTGAGATATACCGCTTTCTTGGCCGCCACGGTCTCGCCCAGGGTGGCTAACAATCTCGTATGTATGACGGCATCAAGCTTTTCCATGTCCGTCGTCATGACGGAATCCCAGCCCTGCGTGGAATAATCTATTGTATGGAAATCATATTTATTTGTGGTCATAATTGTCTCCTATGATTCTTAGTTCTTCTTGCATGTCACTTCCGCTTGGTCTGATTCGTATGTCACGCCGCCCTCGGCGCGGTAGTTGGACAGCTTGAAGGTTATGCCGGCTGCCAGGGCGTCATTGTCGGCGATATTCATCGCCTGTGTGTACGTCCAGGTCGCGGCATCGATACCGCTTGTATCCCTGACTTTGACGCCGGAGACCCAGACCTCGACCCTGAACAATCCCTCCCTTTCAGCATCGGCCAGGACTGTTCCGGGGATACCGATCCCGGCGCCTTTCCCGCGATAACGCGGCGACCAGGCCAGCACGATATCATCATCATATCTGGCGGCAAAATTCCCGCCGTTTGCCACGAAGTTCACGGGGATGTACGGTTTCAAGGTTTCTCCTTCAATTGTCAAATCGAGCGCGGCGGCATCGGCAATATCACCGGCGCATCGAACATTATAAGGAAGATATTTAAATTTCCGATCGGCGCCGGCGGCTATTTCGCTGTGCATTATCAGAGCCGCGTCCCGGTGGATAAAATAGAACTGTGTATCTTCCGCGTGATCCTGTTTTGTCGTTCCGAATCGGCCCCTGATAATGCCTTCGATCTTGTATTGACTTCCGGAAACAGGCGTGATGGACTGGAAGGAAATAATTTCATCCCCCAGGAGGGCAGTATTTTTCGTTGCGGCGAATACTTCCGCCCATGTAACCGTTTCAATCTGATCGACATCCCGCCCGAAATCAATGGTGAACCCGACCTCGTCATCGATTGTGTATGTATCCGCCGAATATGTCCCCACGAGTGTGCCATATGGCTGTAAATTATTCACGGAATCAAGAAGAGAATACGAAGCGCCTCCATCGATGCTCATGTATACGAGAAATCCCAGATCCAGATCAGACTCGCGACATGCCACGGGAAGGAGCTTCACGGCAGATGTCATGACATACGGGGCTTCCATGATTCTCTGATGTGTGAAAGGGGATATTGTATAATCGGTTTCCGGTTGTGTGTTATCCGTCGGCTCCGTATACTCCGTGATCGTGTTGATCACCGAAAAAATATCTTCCATCGCGTGAATGATGATATTTTCAGAATCCGGATTCTCCTCCTCAATCTGTAAAACACGGCAGATCATATTAGAGATGTTATAGGGCGCGTATGAAAATTTAAAGCAATCCCCGACCTCCAGCCTGAACATATTCCTGTTCGCGGGGAAACTGATGACGGCGAAGGGATACGATGCCTTTCTGAGATTCTGCTTAGCCGCCCAGACAGCATTCTCATTGCTGGTGAAAAGAGCGAACTGAAGTGTTTTAACGACAGATCTGCCCTGAATTTCCTTATTGCCGATATCTACAGCGATCGGGCTCGATGCCGATTGTCTCAAATCTATCGCTCTTCCCATTATTTATACTCCCACCAGTCTTTTTGACCTTGCGTCCCTATTCCGCCTAACCCCATAAAAATCTTTGAGCCAACTGCCGCAGCAGCCACATCAACATATCCTGCCCCTGGATAGCTTGTTTCAAGGCTCCAGGTATTAGATAACACATTATACTTCCACCAGTCTTTACGACCAGGACCTGAAAAAGTATATCCACAGCCAACATAAATATTATTTTCATAGACGAAAATACTGGCATCTTGTCTTGCCGCTCCGCCAAAGTCAGCTAATTGAGTCCATTCATTTAATACTGTGTTATACACCCACCAGTCATTATAACTTTCAATTAGGACTCCCCCACTTGTCACCCCTGCGCCTAATCCAAGATAGATATTTGTCCCAATAGCTGCCGCTACAGCACCAGTTCTGGCTCCTCCTGGAAAAGCGCCGATTTCACCCCATGCATCAGCGCCAGGTGAATAGCCAATCCATTTCGCTGTCCAATATAAACCGCTTCTTCCAGCCAAAATATAAATGGCATTTTCACAAGCGACTGTGACGGCTGGAACGTTAGAGATAAGATCATAAGAAGGTCTTGCACGTGATGTCCAGGAATTTGTAACGGGACTATAAGAACACCAAATATCGGTATAGCCATAACTGGCATAGTGAGATCCAAGCCCAGCATAAAGACCACCATTTACTACCGCAGACTGTATATATGCCATGCTATCAGGATAATCCGCCATAGTTTCCCAGCTATACGAATTTGGATTAAATCTACGAAGGTGTCGTCCATAATCATCAGTCTGACTTCCTGGATATATTGAGCTTCCACAGACTCCGACATAAATCATATTATCGATAACCTGACAGAGAGGGGTATTCAAGTATGTAAAATCATCTAATTGTGTCCAAATGTCTAACAGCTCTCTCGATCTTTCAACATTTATAATCTCCGAATATTGCACCTTCACTTCATTCATCGTATCAATCCAGCTTTTTCTGCTGAAAGATGGCTCATCGAGCATTACAGATTCATCTATAGAAGGCAGATCGCCAACGGTATAATCATCTCGAATCAACTTAGGATGAAACTTGCCGTCATTTCCGTAACGCAGGATACCGTCTATATGGTTGTTGATGCTTTCAAGGTATGAAAGAGCGCTTTGCTGGCGGTCAAAAAGAATGCTGACACCTCGATATTCCGCGGCTAATGTCTCAGCGACTGTGGCAAAATCACTCGCGTTCATCCAGCTTTCAGGAAGTCCGGTTAAATTGCGCAGGATATGCCAGATTGCGTGCATGGGGTTATAATCATAAAATTGAATGACATTCCAAGAGGAAAAAGAATATTCCGGAGTTTTTCTTACCACAAATCTCATGGTCGGCATTCTGTTATAGTTCCCTACGCAGCAATCGTCAAAGAAGGCCCAGCAAAAGCAGCGATACGGCGTGTTAAGCGTGGCATCCGATATAAGTTCTCCCACTTTGGAATTAGCTGTCTGATCATCTGTGCCAAAGTAGAATATCATCTTCCCCAGATCTGATATTGTAATCGTCTCCTGCCCCCCGCTTTCGGGACATTGCAAATTCCCCTCCCAGACAATTTTTTCATTTTGGAATATTGTCAGCAATTCATCCACCGGCCCGGCGCAAATTCCGACCGCCCACGACATATAATATTTATGCCCTACGACCTGTTTTTGCTCGCCGCCGCCGCCTTTTCCGCCGGACGATTCACCGTAAATTTTTTCGGACCGCTCTTTCCCGTAGCATAAAAGATTCCCTGACAGTTTAGCCGTGCCGAGAACATCGGGGCAGGGGATGCCTATCTCGTTCTGCGTCACCTGCAATTCCTGCACAGGCGCCCCGACTGCCGGAATATCCGGCATAATCGGATCGACGGCCATACCAACGCCAAAACCGATTGCCGCGCCCCACGCGGCTCCCACTGGCCCGCCGATAAAAAACCCGATAACGCCGCCTGCGACGGCGCCTGCAATTCCGCCTATACTCACAAGTCGCTTTGCTCCTTCTTTCCAGCAATGAGGGCCGAGGACTGAGTCTTTTCCTCATTGCTCATTGCTCATTGCTCAATTATTTAGTCTTGATCCTGTACGCATATTTCATTTGTTTTCTATAACCGCGATCATTAAAATGGATTTTACAAACACCTACGCCGTCCAGGGCCTGATACACGTGATCGTCATAATATATCCCCGCGTGGGAAGCCGCCTTTCCGTAGTGCGAAAGGACGATATCGCCATTCATCAGATTATTAAGCTCTACTCGCTCAACTTTCAGTTCCCGTTCAATTCCTTCCGACAGCAGCTCCCTCGTATTGTGGAGATGCCAGTCCCGCGGATAATCCGGCATAATGTCCCCGCGCCATCGCAATACGCCCATTTCTTCCAGGACGCGGGAGACAAAATGGATACAGTCGCAACCCATGCCTTTTACCCCGCAGTGATGGCGGAACGGTGTATCGATCCATTCGTCAAGAATCTTTTTGAGCTCCTCCTGCTTTTCGATATCTTCAAAATAATATTTCATTGCTCTTATGGCGTCCTGATGGCGGGATTATCCACCGGTATAAAGGGAAATCCCAGAAAATTGTTAATATTATCAAATTTATCTCTGCATGTTTCAGCTCTGCCGTCACAGCCGGGCCAGGCGTCGACAGAGTCATTATCGGTCA